CCGTTCGCAAGGCTGTCGACGAGTACAACGCCGCGGTCACTGCCGCTAAGATAAAAGACAAGCCTTTAGAGGAGACATTCATAAAGGCCTATGCGGCGCACCTATTAGATGTTCACTTAACTGCCTATGATCATCTTTATCGCGGCGTCTGCTTAGGTAGGGAAATCCTTATCGGCTATCTAGAAAAGTATCCATCGATGCGAATCATGGAGAACGATACTTTCAAGCGGCCGCAACACCTTCGAGCCTATGATCGAAAGGGCAACGTCGTCGCTGAGCCCGAGTTCCCTATGCCATCGCCCGTAGACTTAACCACTGCCGGCGACCAGCAATGACTGTGAAAGACTGGCTAGAGTGTACAGCTGCCGTCGTGACGATCTTCTCCTTTCCGGTCGCGCTTTACTCAATCAATAAAGAGCAGCTCGCGCGCTTTAACGACACCTGGGCGCGCAAGTTTGAGGATGGCTTTCAAAAGAAAGATACGGACCTAATAGTCTACTACCTTCGAGCCGCCTACCTTGAGGGACGACGCTTTTGGCGGACTGAAGGGGTCGTCATCAACCTTGTTCGCCAGGCCGTAATTGATGGGACGTCTCGAATTCACTACACGCCGAAGGAGGCGCAAGAAGAGTTCGTGAAGCATTGGCCGCTAGCCTGGATCGAGATTCGAACAATTTTAGACGGCCACTACATCGTCGGAATCGACCAAAACTTCGATCAAACGCCGCCGACTAAATAAACCCTAAAGATACTTGAAGTAGAAATTGGTCCACTGCACAAAGTCCTGAGAATGGTCATGTGGCAGATAATCCGGACACTAAGACCTCGGGCGAGGACGCTCTCCTTGAGACCGCTCGGAAGCGCTTTAAGCTCGCCTCCGAGTCGGAGACGTCGATCCGTGCTGAAGCCATGCTCGACATGGACTTCCGCGCCGGTAACCAATGGCCGGCCGAAATTAAGAACGAGCGCGCCTCGGACTCGCGGCCTTGCCTCGTTATCAACCGTATCCCGCAATTCATCCGGCAGGTAACCAACGATCAGCGCCAGAACCGCCCCGCCCTCAAGGTTCATCCTGTAGACGATAAGGCCGATCCTGAAACCGCCCGCATCTACCAGGGCATCATCCGTCATATCGAATCTAACTCGAATGCCGACGTGGCCTACGATACCGCCTTCGACGGCGCCGTGACCCACGGTCGCGGTTTCATTCGCGTGATCACAGACTACACGAGCCCTACGAGCTTCGATCAAGAGCTCATCATCAAGCGGGTTAGAAACCCCTTCACGGTTTACATGGATCCAGGCTCTACCGAGCCCGACGGATCCGACATGAACTGGTGCTTCATCACCGAGGAGCTTCTAACCGAAGACTACAAAGCTCAATATAAGGGCACCGAGCTCGCGTCGATGGATGACTTCACGGCTTTAGGCGATGAGGGCCGCGAGTGGACCCAGGGCGATAAGATCCGCATCGCCGAGTACTTTTATAAAGACTTCGAAGTGACCGAGCTTCATCTTCTAAACACTGGCGAAGTCGTTGCTGGAAAGAAGCCCGCCAAACTGCCCGAGGGCGTGACGGTCGTGCAAACCCGCAAGTCCAACCTTCCCGTCATCAAGTGGGCGAAGATTAATGCCGCCGAAGTGATCGAAGAGCGCACGTGGGTTGGCCAGTGGATCCCCGTAGTGCCCGTGATCGGCGACGAGCTCGACATCGACGGAAAGCTCGTTCTAGAAGGCATCGTCCGCCACGCTCGCGACTCGCAGCGGATGTATAACTACTGGGCCTCGTCCGAGACCGAGACCATCGCCCTAGCTCCCCGCGCTCCCTTTATCGGCGCCGAAGGCCAGTTCGAGGGGCACGAGACTGCTTGGCAGCAAGCCAACCGGAAGAACCAGGCCTATCTACAGTTTAAGCCCGTGGCCCTCAACGGAACCGTAATGCCGGCGCCGCAACGCCAGGTATACGAGGCTCCCGTTCAAGCGATCACGATGGCTCGCATGCACGCGGCCGACGACCTAAAATCTACGACCGGCATCTACGACACTTCGCTTGGAGCAAAGAGCAACGAGTCGTCCGGTATCGCCATCCAGCGTCGCAACATGCAGGCGCAGACCTCTAACTTTCACTTTGTCGACAACCTCTCGCGCTCGCTCCGCCACCTAGGCCGCATCTTAGTCGATGCAATCCCGAAGGTTTACGATACCGCTCGCACCCAGCGGATTATCGGAGAAGACGGTAAGCAAGAGATCGTTCGCATCAACGAGATTTTCCAGGATAAGGGCAAAGAGCAAATCTACGATCTCGGCGCGGGCAAGTACGACGTTGCGATCGAGACCGGCCCCTCCTACGCCACTAAGCGCCAAGAGGGTGTGGCCGCGATGCTCGAGCTTACCGCCAAGTATCCGAAGGTTGCCGAAGTTGCCGGCGACCTTATGGTGCAGGGAATGGAGTGGCCGGGCGCCAGCGAGATCGCCGAGCGCCTCAAGAAGACGCTTCCCCCTGGCCTCGTAGACGATAAGGGCGAGAAGGCTCCCCTTCCCCCCGAAGCCCAGCAGCAGATGAGTCAGATGGATCAAATGATCCAGCAGCTCACCGATCAGCTCAATAAGGCGAACCAGAAGCTAGAAACCAAGTCGATCGAGCTCGAATCCCGTGAGCGTATCGAGATGGCTAAGGTCCAAGCGAACCTCGAAATTGAGATGGCGAAGATGGGCTCCGTCGAAGCGCTCGCGATGCTTAAGGCCGAGATCAGCCAAATTGAAAATCGCCTAAACATCCTCGGCCAAAACGAGGCCATTCAAACCGAATTTACTGAGCAGGCTGCGCCCCAAGGGGCTGTGCCTCCTCCGCAAACCCCTACCGGCGGGTTCTCACCGGGTAATCCCATGGAGCAATCATGAGTATTAACGTCGATTCTATCCCTAGTCCCCAAGAGCAAGCCCAAGCCGCCGCCGCGGCCAAAGCTGCGCCCGCGGAGCCGAAGGTAGAATCCCCCGCAGCTGGCGATGAATCGCATGGTGCTGAAAGTGCTGAAGCCTCGGGAGCCTCAGAAGAAGAAGAGCAAGAAGATCAGGAAGACAATTCCGGTGACGAGCAAGAAGAGGGCGACGAGCAGGCGGAAGCCGAAGCTCTAAAGCCCAAGAAGCCTCTTAAAGGTTTCCGAAAGCGTATCGACCGCCTGAATAAGGCAAAGTCCGCGGCCGAGCAGGAGCGCGACTACTGGAAGAGCCAAGCCATGGCAGGCAAAGCCCCTCCGGAACAAAAGGCCGACGCGCGCCAGGAAGCCGATGACGGTAAGCCTAATGCTGATGATTTCGAGACGCACGATGAGTACGTCGAGAGTCTGTCGGCGTGGAAAGCTGGCCAAATCATCAAGGAGAACGAGACCAAGCAGCGTGAAGCCCGCCTAAAGCAGGAACACACTACTCAGCTCGAGACCTTTCAAAAAGGCATCAAAGAACTCCGCGAAGCGAACGAAGATTTCGACGACGTCATGGAAGGCGTTGACGACGTGAGGATGTCGCTTGCGGTGCAGACCCTTCTTCTAGAATCCGAGAATGGACCGACCTTAGGCTATGAGCTCGCAAAGAACCCGGAGGAGTTTGCTCGTATCAACCAGCTCTCCCCGCTCGCTGCGGCCCGTGAACTAGGAAAGTTCGAGTCGAAACTGGCCTCTTCTAAAGCTGCCGCCCCAAAACGAGAAACCAAAATTACCAAAGCTCCGGCACCGATTTCTCCAGTTGGCTCTAAGGGCACGGGCGCTTCCACGAAGAACCCTGACGATATGAGCTTCGAAGAATTCGAACGCTGGCGCTCCAAACAATAGTTCAGCATTTTTAGGAGACATGGATGGCCAATACTTTAATTACTTCTGCGATGGTGGCGAAGGAATCGCTTCGCCTCCTCAAGAACAACCTCGTTTTCGCTCGCGGCGTAAACCGCAAGTACGAGAAAGAGTGGGATACCGACCGCGCTATCGGCGATACGATCAACGTTAAGTTGCCCGCTCGCTACACCGTTCGTTCGGGTGCCACGATCAACGTGCAGGACCACACGCAGAAGACGGTTCCTGTGACCCTCGACAGCCAAAAGGGTGTGGACGTTTCCTTCTCCTCGAAGGAACTCGCTCTAAGCTTGGACGACTTCTCGAAGAACGTTCTTGCTCCCCAGGTAGCTCAGCTCGCTAACCAAATCGACTACGACGGCCTTCTTCTCGCGAAGAAAGTAGCCAACACCGTAGGCGTTCCTGGCACTACCCCGTCGGCCCTCCGCACCTACCTCATGGCTGGCGCGAAGATGGATAACGAGTCGGCTCCCGTAGACGATCAGCGCAACATGATCGTTAACCCCTTGGCTCAAGTTGAAATCGTGGACGCCTTGAAAGGCCTCTTCAACTCGTCTCCTGAGATCAAAGCTCAGTACGAGAAGGGCCGCATGGGCACCGCCGCGGGCTTCGACTGGTCGATGTCGCAAAACGTTCCTACGCACATCGTAGGCGCGCTCGGCGGCACCCCGCTCATCATGGGCGGCGGGCAAGTGGGCTCTTCCCTCGCGGTAGACGGCTGGACTCCTTCGGTAGCCGGCATTCTAAAGCAGGGCGACGTGTTCACGATCGCAGGCGTGGGCGCCGTTAACCCGATGACCAAGCAGCCTACGGGCGAGCTTCGTCAGTTCGTGGTAACCGCCGACGTGACCTCGAACGGTAGCGGCGTTTCCAGCGTAGGCATCTACCCTGCCCTCGTGGTGTCGGGCGCCGAGCAGAACGTGACCGGCGCTCCCGCCGACAACGCTGCGATCACGGTTCTCGGCGTGGCCGGTACCGCCTCCCCGCTAAACCTTGCCTACCACAAGGACGCGTTCACCCTAGTTACCGCCGAGCTCCCCCTTCCTAACGGAATGGACATGGCTTCGCGCGCTAGCTCCAAAGACGTGGGTCTCGCGATCCGCTTCATCCGTGGCTACGACATCAACAGCGACAAGTTCGTGTCCCGTCTAGACGTGCTCTACGGCTGGGCCGCGCTCCGTCCTGAATGGGCTTGCCGCGTTCAAGGCTAATCCGCAGATCGGGCTCCCTCCCCTCTCCAGGCGGGAGGGGGCCTCCTTGTGCGAATGAGCGCTGAAAGGAACTTTCCATGAAAGACTACCCGAAATACCTCTACCGAAAGAAAAGCGAAGCCCCTGGCTTTGAAGCCGTGCTTATCGCGTCCGAGAAGGCCGAGTACGCAATCGAAAGCGAGCTCTTCGACTCTCCCGCTGAGTTCGGAATCGTGACTCATCCGGCTGAAGGCCAAGTCGTAGAAGCGATTCCCTCCGCCGAAGAAGAACTACCGGCCGATGACGAGGGCGCCTCCGAAGACGAATCTTTCGAGGACGAGTTTTCCGACGAGGAGGACCTCGACCAAGAAGAGGGTGATGAAGAAGAGACGGAAGAGTCCGTGCCGACCCACGAGGAAATGCATCAGCTTTCTAACAAGCAGCTGCACGCCATGCTGCTCGCGCGCGGCTTCGACAAGGCTGAGTTCAACGGCAAGCGTAAAGAGCTCCTGATCCGGATGCTCGAGGGTAAAGCTTGACCGTAAGAGACCTCCTCCGTAGATCGTTCTATCTCATCGGCGTGCTGGCCGAAGGAGAGACCCCGTCGGCAGACATGCTGAAGGACGGGATGGCTTCGCTCGGCGAAATGCTCGACTCCTGGAGCACCGAGAGCCTAAACATCCCGGCGAAAGTGCGTGAAGAGTTTCCCCTCGTGGCGGACAAGGCTTCCTACACGATGGGGCCGCTTGCCGATTTAGACACCGCGCGCCCGGTCGACATCGAGTACGCGCTCGTGCGCCATTCCGACGGGCAAGAAGTACGGCTCGCGATCGTTTCCTTGGCTGAGTGGTCCGACATCGCGCTAAAAAGCACCGGGAGCACCGCTCCCTACAAGCTCTTTGTAGAAGGGACGAGCCCCGCGCTAACGCTCCGGCCTTGGCCGGTACCGAACGCAGATTCGACGCTCGTCCTCTACTCCGAGAAGCCTCTCCTATCGATCGTGAATGGGAACACGGAAGTAGAACTTCCGCCCGGCTACTCGCGAGCTATCCGCTATAATCTCGCCATCGAAATGGCGCCCGAGTACGGCAAGACCGTTTCTGCTGAAGTGGCCACGATCGCCGGTGAATCCAAAGCCAACATCAAGCGGAAGAACATCTCTCCCGCTTACCTAAAGTGCGATGGCGCGCTAACCCGCGGTCGCCCCTTCAACATCTATACGGGGGGCTAGCCGCTGTGAGGTTTCAAGGGTTTGTAGGACCGAGTTACACGCTGAAGTCGCCTAACGTCGATGCTCAGCGCTGCATTAACTTGTATCCGGAGCTAAACGAGTCGGGCCGCGGTAAGGAAGCGGAAGTGGGCGCGCTCGTGTCCACGCCCGGCCTAAATACGCTTGTAACCCTTGGAGACGGCCCTATCCGCGGAGTCTTCGCAGCTACTAACACCCAGCTATTCGTCGTAAGTGCAGACAAGCTCTACCGCATCGCCTCCGATTGGACCGCGACGGAGCTCGGCACGATCACGTCGGTCGCCGGCCGCGTCAGCATGGCCGATAATGGCCTGCAGCTCGTAATCGTGGACGGTAGCGCTAGCGGTTGGTCCTACACTTTCGACGGCAGCACCTTTCAGCAAATCGACGACGAAGACTTTGTCGGCGCGAGCCAGGTCGTCTACCAAGATGGCTACTTCATCTTCTCGAAGCCCGAGTCGGGCCAGTTCTACATCTCTGATCTAAACGGCCTCGGCATCGATGCCCTAGACTTTGCGAGCTCCGAAGGTAACCCCGATAAGATCGTAGGAATCATCTCCGATCATCGGGAGCTCTGGGTTTTCAACGAGCGCACGACCGAAGTCTTCTTCAACACTGGCGCCGCGGCGTTTCCCTTTGAGCGCGTTCAGGGCGCTTTCATCGAGGTAGGCTGCACGGCCCCCTTCTCGATCGCCAAGATGGATCACGCGGTTTTCTGGCTCGGCCAGGATTCCAAAGGCCAGGGCATCGTCTATATGGCGAAGGGCTATCAACCCCAGCGGATCAGCACGCACGCCGTTGAGCAAATTATCCAGCGCTATGCCTTCTCCGGAGACGCAACGGCTTATACCTACCAAGAGGGCGGCCACAACTTCTACGTTCTAAACTTCCCGCTGGCCGGTACGACCTGGGTCTTTGATTCGATAACGAATCTTTGGCACGAGCGCGCCTTCACGAACAAAGGCCGCTTTGAACGTCATCGCGGCGACTGCCACGCCTTCGCCTATAACACCCACGTTGTCGGTGATTATGCGACCGGCAAGCTCTACGCGCTTTCGAGCAACACCTTCAGCGACGACGGCCAAGAGATTCGGCGCCGGCGGGTGATGCCGCATGTTTCTTCCGGCGGCAAGCGGATTACCTATAGTGAGTTCAAGCTAGATATCGAAACCGGCGTGGGAATCGACGGGTTAGGTCAAGGGGAAGACCCGAAGGTAATGCTCCAGTTCTCGGATGATGGGGGCCACACGTGGTCGAACGAGAAATGGCTAAGCATCGGGAAGATCGGTAACCGCCACAAGCGTGCCATCTGGCATAGGCTTGGTAGCTCGCGGGATCGAGTTTTTAGCGTGACGATCTCGGATCCGGTGCGGGTGACCCTTCTGGGCGCCGACATCGAAATAGAACAGGCGGCGAGCTAA